ACGGAACCACGAAAACCTGAGTAACCCAAAACGAGATAATTCAACATAGTCATACTGCAATAGTTAACACTGGAAAGATCAGGTCTCGTGTCTACTGCCCCCGTGACTCCTCCCCTAAAGTAAGGGAAGAAATCTCGCGTGCAGTAATACTCGTTCGCGGCGCCAGTTTCAATGATAGTTAGCAATGAATGCCAATTCCACCTCTTGGTCAATGGTCTAAGAGAACAAACCCTCTCACCCATGTAAACTTTAGCTAAATCAGGACTGTTAAAGCCTTCAGTGCCGAGTGCATGGTGTGTCATGTCTTCATGATCTGGTTTGTTTCTATCCACATGCCCCTCCAAGTCCGTTTCGGATGATTGAGGGGACGCGGTAACACTAAGAGAACCCATGGCGCTACCCGGTGAGAAAAGCTCAAAATCTTTGCCAGCTTTGACAAAAACATTAACCCTAACATCATTGGAAATGGTCTCATTGGGTGACGTCAACTTGTTAACTACAAAAACGGAAAGAGTTCCGTTGTCTTCACGTTCCCTTGGGGAAGTGATGGTGCTAGTTGCACCAGAGGTCAACAATTGAGGGGAAGTGACTTTCAGCACACCATACGGCTGCGCATTTGAAACAGATATTGTAAAATCGTCCTTTTCAGAAAGATCTATAATTTCGGTGAATGCGACATTGTACTCAGAAACCAAAGGTGTCCTAGATGGGTCAAAAACTACCTTTATTCGTCCTCTGTGGTAAGCTGAAGCTACTATCTGAAATCGAAAGTCGATGGTTCCAGTCCAATACTGGAAAGGAACCGAAGCGAAAGCTAAAGCGGTAAGAAATCTCCCACTATCTGTGGCATCAACGACGCCTAACATTGGATTCACTCTGACATTCCAGAGTAAAGACTCTGTAGCCGCTCCCTCTGCCCACGTGAAGTTGGTGAGGTAGCTTTCGCGAGTTGCTATTTCGTTGATTAGCATAGGATCGGATGCGCCCATACCTGATATACGGGGGTCAATCGACAATTCCTGTTTGCTGTCAACGGTTAGCTTCTCAGTTGTCACAGCTTGATCTGTGACTGCAAAATTGGATGCTAGGACAGGTTTGTACCGGTCCGGTGATTTGGTCATTACCGGAGCGCTGTAACCTAACAAAGCAGCCATACTTGCGATGCCTGACGCAGCCATTTGGGTGGCTAGTGCAAAAGGTCTTATTGGCGGAATATTCGCCATGACTCCTGCTATACCGGCAAGAGCCGTTGCTGGACGAGATATAGCACCCTTGTTCGCCATGTCTGTTTCGTCCGCCTGGGGAGTCAAACCGAGCATGTTTGTGTGAGTCAAACCACTCAATTCAACATCTTCCATCCAGGCGAAAACAGAAATCTGTGCTTCGTCAACTGTTCCATTGGAATGATTGAGATCTCCTAAAGACTTGATATATATCTGACCTAGTTGACCGTAATCACCGTCGGTTAGATTAACCATGTCCTTGAAATAGAAAAATGGCAATGTCATTTCACCACCTTCAGATCTGGTGGGATCAATAAACACTTTGGGGCACTGTGACAACCTAGTCAAATACCCAACCTCATTCTCCTGACTAACGGAGTAATCCCAAATATCTAAAGGGACATACGAAGCCATGAGTCGACCATACAGAAATGGGTTTCCATTTATCAATATCCGAATTTTCAATGTTCCTTTCAAATTGTAGTAATTGGATATTCTGTTGGCAACTCTAGGGTTATTTATATAATTGCTCCAAGGGTCAAAATTTTGGTCGAAAGCTGCTGCTGTCGTCCATTCATAACTCCTAATTTTGACGGGTCTCTTGAAGAAATTGTCCAGCGATGTGTCGGTTTTAGAAAGCAATCGAGTGGGGTCACTAGCGGTGGGATGCCCTGCGGCATGATCCGTAGCAAGCCCCTCAAAACCAACGTTTTCATTTGTATCTGAGCCTAATTTGTAGCTCATAGTGGAGGATTGCGGCTCCAATTGTTTAAAGTCTGTTAGACTGTATTGTATTGTTTTTGTGATCTATTTATGTCCGTGCACGATCTGATCAAACCGTGTTCGGTTTTTCCGCCTTTGGGATACAATCCCCCCAATAAATATTGGTACTGTAAGGGTACAGTATTTGTGATCGCAAGCGTGCGCGTTTCTTAAGCGGACAGGGAAACGCGTCCGTAATCAATACGAAAAGCACCTATTCAACTTTCCTCACGGAACCCACTGGTGCTGCGGGCTTGGCAGTTTAATGACGTACCGGTCGGAGCCACGCTACTTAGCGTAATTCTCCTTCCAATCCCGCACACGCTCGTCAAAAGTTTGATCCAATCGCCTACAAAGGACTGAAATTCCGGCATCCTCAGCGACGAGTCGGAGTTGCTTCCTCCGCTCCTCGTACACTTCTCTACCATGATTGAAATACTCAAGCAAAGCCGTATCAATGTTCACGGCGCAAGCTCCCTCCTCAGACATTGGGGGGTTTTTACCCCGCAAATATGCATGAAGTGACTTAGAGATTGAAGTCTCATTCAATGCTCCTATGGTGCAACCAATCTCAGGTATATACACACTCTTCCTCTTCAAAAACTCAAATTGAGAAAGGGGCAAGAAATTGGTGAGCTCCACACTCTTGTCTGGCATGGTGTACTCCTGTCCATACTGGGACAAGAATTCTCCGAACTGCTTCGTGTCAAACCAATCGCACGTACTGCTGACAGAGCCTATATTATCATCGCCATAAGTCATGAAAGCTACACAATCCCTGAATTTCTCAAATCGTCCAGGGGGTCTATTCGCGTAAAAACAACACCTCGCATTCAAAGATCCTACAAGGCTGTTAATAATTACTGTAAGCGAATTACCACTTATATGTCCTCCTTCTGTCAGGCTTACCAACTCACCGTCGAATTGTATATATGCAAATACCACATCTGAAACCACGGCCTTCATGATACACAAATCCTCCTCAGAGTATCCGAGAACATAAGCCATGTCGATTAAGATGCGAAATGCAGCCAAAATCAATTGGGAGGGCAATTTTTGATCATACTTGCTATAATCACCGCCAACAATCCGATTAGTTCCGAATTTTGTGGCGTACCCGTGAAATTGCTCCCACTCATTTGAGTGGCAGTTTATTCCTACAGCACATTCGAAATCCAACGGGTTCAACTGAATGATTCTGGTCAATGGGAGAAAATACATCCTGAGTACAAAAACAAGCTCAAACGAATTACTATAAAATATTCTACATTTTTCCTTTGTTAAGATTTCGTCTTTCTTGCAAGCCTTGGTCAGGCATTCCATCCTTCTCCCGGTCTTGAGTATAGCAATCTTGTCGCATCCTTTCTATCATCTCAGGTATGATTTCGCGGTCAAATGCCTCCTCTGGGAGATAATCATCTTCCAATCGATCGGTTCCAAGCAGCAGAGCGTATTCACTCTTCTTACCAGTTAATGGAGGTCCTATCGTGCTCTTCCAATTCATGGGGTTAATGAATTTCACCCCCTTTATACCATTGGTTGTCTCATGCTCAGTGAGTGGTTTAGTACCAGCGTACATCTTCCTCTTACAAATTGGGAGAATGTGAGAAAGATAATCCTTCACGGCTTCGTCTAGCAGCTCTCCGGGAAACGGATGGCCAGGCAATGCCATATTGGCGGCACAAACTTGAAAAGCGTGCCACTGTGGGGACATCTTCGGGCCCCGAAAATTGTTCGGGAAGCCCATCCTATCTATGACGTATTCACTAATAAGAGATACTCTAAAGCAAGTCTTGTCGTGAGCCCTGGTACCACTAGCATTGTGCCAGCGCCACTGCCCCTTTGGTGGACAGTAATTTACCCAAGATTTCTCATGAGGATTTGGCTTCTCCACAACAGTAGGGACATTCAAACATTGTTTCTCAAAAACTCCAGATGATCCACTCAACAAAATGCTAGCCTTCTTCGACAGAACCTTGAGAGCATCCTCGTAATCCCGTTGAGTCATTATGCTGCATATTCCGAGAGCAGTGCCATCTTTTCCAGCTGTATGCATTCCTAATATTAAAGCTTGATTATTACTAACCATTGAAGCACCACACAGTCCATTGAAAGTGTGTATAGAGGAATTGCATAGCCAAGAATTGTAGACAATATTGAGCTCAGGTATATTTGCACGCCCATAATCGGCGCTACCTATTGGAAAATTCATTTCATAATCATCCCCTCTATACACTAGAGTGTAATCCACCGCTGATTTCGAAGGGTGGGAGGGAAGCAAAAACTTAGATAAATCCTTCCAAGCATTACCTACTGGGGCATACACGAGAGTCAAATCCGCATTTGGAATCGCAACACTATGTTCCTTGCATAATCGAACTGCAAATCTGTGGCCAGTGTAATCGGTGTCACCATCGATCAAATCACCGACAAGCTCATCATACTTCTCAAATACATGCCCAGGCAAAAGCAAAACGCTCGTAGTCATAAAAAGACCGTTCATCTTGATCTCATTCAGAGGATTATCTGGAGGATACAACTTCACTTTCATAGTGGCTCGTGCTACCAATCTCTTAACTTGAGCTGGAGTACCTGTTTTAGCCAAATCGCCTATTGGCAATGGACTCTTGTCCACCTTGGCCCAAACATTCTTCTCCTTATCACGTTCCTGAATCTCTTGAACAGAGATGGGAGTCA